CAATGACGCGAACTCTTAATGAATCCTGTTTTTAGTTCCTCATAGCTGGGAAAGGTTGACTCTGTAACCCAATCATCCCATTTAAGATCATAAACTAATTTTTTGAACATATTCATTTTGTTTAAGTACATTTCTTTACCATAAAAGAAGTACTCTCTCAGTGCTGTTGATATTACATCGATTCCTTGAGCTTCTTCTGTTACCACCTTACTGCGGTTCCAGACCATAAGCATCTTTTCAATGGAATCATGATCCAAGGGTGCCAGCATACACCCTAGATCTGTATCAAACCTCCATTTTCTTTTCAAAAAAGAAGCCGCATCGATATGAATAAAAGGAACGCTCTCTGCTTCCTTCTCTGCCATTGTGTATCCAATATCTAACTCTGCAAACTTATTGGATATGCTCGTGTGATTAAACCAGTCACACCCTTCAGCGATCGACATAATGTTGTCATCTCCGTATGTCATAAGACTAACGTTTTCCTTAAACGTAACTACTTCGTTGTTTGGGTTCAATAAACGATATGCATATCTCATACGTAAAGAATTGACAATACCATTGAGGATAACAGTGAGTGGGTTGCCAGAGGGGTTAGATCCAAACAACTGAATGAGATCACCATTGTAATCCACTACCGCAAATGCTGTATCCTCAGCGATACAACGTATAATACTTATATCCTCTTCCTCATAGTTGCCGGACAACTCGCAAAAGTGAATTATCACATCAAATGCTGCTAGAATTTCTTTAGGAGTCATCTTCTTATCGAAGGCGACATAATCACCTGCTACAATTCGATCTTCTCCATGTTTCACAATGTAATCATACATCTCTTGCCACTCTAATGATTGGGCTATTGTCCCTGGGCCAGCTTCAAAAGCCAATCGATTATTTTGGAGTAAACGTGTAAACGACAATAAATACTTTCTAACAACAATTGTCCAATCGAACGTAGCACCTGTAAAAACACGCGTTTTACCAACGCTAGCTTTTTTGAATGACACTGGTTCATCCTTTAGATGAGCGCAAAAGTTTGGATGGGCTTGTTTACCTTCTTTATATATCAATATAATTTCATCAACCCTGTCCATAATTTCATCGCTCACACTAACTGGATCTAGCATATCATTTTGAGGTGGACATGCATCCATGAAATATCTTTTCGATTTTTTCCAAGGGTTACCAGCACTCGTGTTGCGATTAATCTTATCAATATAAGCCACGGGAGCTCCATTGATGGTAGTGAAATTGTCAAGAATCATCATCATGTGAGATATATCTTCTGTGTTTATGTTGTCCATGACGTCCTTTATATATGACGTAACACACTCACCCAGAATATCGGATCTGATAGTATCAATGGGTTTTACTAGGTCTTTCGCAGCTATATGCCAAGGAACCCAGGACTTCAATTCAGGTTTAGTGAATTTAGTTCTATAACCTTCAGACGCAAGAAGTTTGTTCATGGGCGTTGACATAACACTGGACTTAGATTTGCCTCTGAAATCTGTGAACGAACCATAAATATGTGCACTCCCATCGTTAATATAGCGAAAAACAGATTTCTTGTGCAGATCCGTGACTTTTCGTTCGTTATCCTTCGCGGAAATCAATGTAAAATCACCACTAGACACATTAAAACCACTAAGTTTTCCGTATACCTTTCTGATGAAATCGCCATCTAGATTAGTGGCATGGACCACATTTGACCTATACGTTGACGCTAAAAAATGTATACCAACAATAGCATAACCGAAACTACTGACGATAATTAAAGGCATCCCACAGTCGCCTTCAATAGTAACCTTTTCTGCCTTTCCTGTCCAGACTTTGTGCTGTGAATCAATACCATAAGCTGGAAATTTAAATTTTTTCTCTTTCTCGAGTGATATGTTCTTAACTACATTATATACGACTTCACCATCATTAGTTCTGCCCACATAACATCCATTGAACACTCCATTAGCCTCACCAACTTGCATAAACTTAGTGATGTTTTTCTTTGGCGGTAATTCTCGTAGAGTGAGAAATGCTAAATCATGACCGGGTATCCTATGTATATCACTCTCAGTTAATGTTAAATTTACATTCGCGTTAACACCTATCTTGGCTGAAAACGTTACAGTCAACTTCGCACAATTTTCTATAAGTAAGAAGTTGTGATTGTTAGTGACATAGATATGTCCTCCCAATGCCAGCAATCTACCTCTATTAGTCATGCCACTTTCGTACACACATTCAAATCGGGCTACATTACTTGATATTTTTTTGCAAAAATCCGTGAATTCCATACTCTTGGAAGAGGCACTTTCCCTGGTAAAATTGGCAGTCGATAAATCGACTGAGTTATTATACCATACATTCTCCCTGCCATCTAATTCAGCTACAGGTGCCGTGCCTATATCTTCCGAAACGTCACCCTGTGGTGATAAGTGATTATACAATTTGTAGGCCGCCATCAGGCTTGCTATAGTTGCGCCTATGACGGCAAAATACTTTGGCTGATTAAGCCTGTGCTTCATCCTCTCGCCCAATTCCGACCAATAAGCTGATGTCATAGCCTTCAGTTTCAACTCGTTCCATTCTATACAGAATCTATCATAATTTCGATTGAAACTTGTGTAGTAATGGTAAATAAGACAAAGTCTCTGCACATCTGTACGCTGAATGATTTGGTAATTAGCAAGTCTCAGACATCTCATAAAACAAACAAAGATGAAATAAAACATGGCTAAATATCCAAAACCTTCCATTAAAGTTTGCGGCCTATTCGAACATAACGAGTCAGGTAAACTACAACACAGACACAAATCGACATTTACCATGTCTTGAGTGCATTTTATCACTCTCTCTTGGTCCATATCAAATTTATCAATAGCGTCCTTGTACCATAACAACAGTTCTCTAAGGGACAAATCCGTTTTGATTCTCGTCATTTTGGCATACCTTTTCCCCGCTGATATTGGAACTGGATCAACTCGATCAATCGAAAACAGCCACAAATCAGGATATGGTTGATCATCAGGCACCATTGATGAGTTCAACATCCCACGTTCGTCTTTATACTCATCACGAACTCTAGGCGAAATAATGAACGGCATACGTCGTTGCACAGCACAAGGCGTGGCCCAGTGGTGGTATGCATTCAAGTTCTTGACATTGGTAGTAGCAACAACTAGTTGGCACCGAACAGGCGTTGTTCCCTTCAACTCCAATGAAGCTTGATCAGGACAAAAAGCTTGGTTATTCATCAACTGTATTATTACATTTAATGACTTGGGGTCGTTGAGACTAGGATCTTCGCACGCGATGTCGTCCAGAACAACAGTGTGTTGTGATGTTAAAAAACCATCCCAATACTTAGCAGCTGGATTAACAGTAAATCGAAACTCTGCTCCTGTTGGTAACCGCTTATATTTGGCATAAAAAGAACACAATATGCTAGTTATTGTAGTTTTACCTATACCAGAGTCTCCGAAGATGAGGACACCAAATGGTGCTTTTCTGTTCATCCTAGCGGCAGCCTTGGTGTTGAT